TTATTCCGATTCTAGTTTGTCAATCATGGCAGACAATGGAACTGGAGTAATTAAGTTCTCTGCTGGTGGTAATACAGAACGTGCCCGTATAGACTCAAGCGGTAACTTGCTAGTTGGTACAACAACTTCATCTACAGCAAACAGCGTAACCGCTAGAGTATCAATCAACAACTCTACAGACTCAGCATTACTTTACCTTAAAGGTCAAGATTCAACAAAGAGTTCTGTTGTAGCTGTTGAAGCACCGGGTCAATGGGTTGCTTACATGGCTGGTTGTGGAAATTCAAGTTCGGGATGGAAAGGCATCCCTGCTGGCACTTTTGGTTTGACTGTAGATTCATCAGCAATACCAATGGTGTTTGCTACTAATTCAACAGAACGTGCCCGTATAGACTCAAGCGGTAACTTGCTGTTTGCGGCTACTTCCGCACACAATTTTGGTAGTATTCCATCAATACAAGCTGGCGGTTCAAATGCAAACGGGTTGATTTCAGTTCGTAGAGATGTAACAAGTACAGCCGATCAAATTATTTTCTACAACCCAAATGGGCTTGTTGGCAGAATTGAAACAACTGGATCAGCAACTTCTTACACAACATCATCCGACTACCGCCTCAAGAACACCATCGCACCAATGACAGGCGCATTGGCAAAGGTGGCATTGCTCAAGCCTTGCACATACAAGTGGAACGCTGACGGCTCTGATGGAGAAGGCTTTATTGCTCACGAGTTGGCTGAAGTTGTTCCTCAATGCGTGACAGGTGCAAAGGATGCTGTTGATGAAGAAGGCAATCCTAAGTACCAAGGCATCGACACATCATTCTTGGTGGCTACATTAACTGCGGCTATTCAAGAACAACAAGCAATCATTGAATCACTCAAGGCACGTTTGGATGCCGCTAATCTTTAAAAAGGAAATATCATGGCTAATACATACACATGGACAGTTACAGCAATGGACTGCTACCCACAAGAAGACGGCAACACCGATGTCGTGTTTACCGTTCACTGGACTTGCTCTGGTACTGATGGCACATACAGTTCTTCTGTCTACAGCACTTGCGGCATTCCTTTGACCGCTGGCACATTCACCCCCTACGCACAGCTTACTCAAGCTCAAGTACTGGGTTGGGTATGGGCAAACGGTGTTGACCAGACAGCCACTGAAGCCGCTGTTGCACAGCAGATTGCAAACCAAGTGAACCCCCCTGTGGTCACTCCTGCACTGCCTTGGGCGGTTTAAGTTAACGGGAAGCCACCACCCGATCTTGGTGGCGCATTAAAGGAAAAATCATGGGAAACGAAAAAAAGACCCCTGTGACAATCGACGGTGTAGAGTACAAGTTTGAAGACATGACACAGCAACAGCAGATGTTGCTTAACCATGTTGCCGACTTGGATCGTAAATTGGACTCAGCAAGATTCAACGTGGATCAGTTGCAAGTTGGCAGAGAGGCGTTTTTCAAAATGTTGAAAGACTCTTTGGAAGTAGAGCCTGAGAAAGAGTAAATAGATGACCGCACAAACGATGACGTATGACAGCCTCGTGGAGGATGTCAAAAGATACTGCGAGCGTAATGACGCGTCGTTTGTGGAACAGATCCCGCGCCTTATTATGCTCACTGAGCAGAGTATTGCCGCGGAGATCAAAACCCTTATGCAGTTGAACGTGGTCAACACCACGCTCACGGTGAACGACCCCGTTTTGCAAAAGCCCGTGCGTTGGCGCAAAACAGTCAGCATGAAAGTTAACGGACAGCCAATATTGAACAGGTCCATGGACTACGTCACGCAGTTCCAGTCAGAGTCACCCACAGGCCAACCCTTGTACTACGGCGACTACGACTACGACCACTGGGCTGTTGCGCCAATTCCAAACGACGACTACACGGTTCAAATGATTTACTACAGCCGCATTCAGCCGCTAGACATTGAGAACCAAGAGAATTTATTAACACGCGAGGCCCCACAGGCCTTGTTGTTTGGCACGTTATTACAAACCCAAGGGTACCTAAAGAACACGGATAAACTGGCCGTATGGAAAGGGTACTACGACGCCGCAATCGCCGCGCTCAAGGGTGAGGACCAACGCCGCATGGTTGACCGCAACGCCGTCAGACAGGAACCTTAATGACAACATACACATCCCCCTTTACAGGCAACGTCATCCAACCAACAGACGTCAGCTACGCTGGCGTTGCGTTGACTGGCACACTGCAACTGTACTGGCCACAGTACGTCAACGCGGGCCAGCAGGTTGCCGCGCGCATCATGGACATACAGGCCACCGCGGGCTCTATTCTTGTCCTGCCCGACGCCACACAGGCCTCTGTTGGCCAAGATATTCTGATCCGCAACACAGGCGCTAACTCGTTCACAGTACAGCGTTTTGGTGGCACAGGCTCGTTTACCGTGGCCTCTGGCGCGGCGCAGTACACCTACATCACAAGCAACACCACACAGGCGGGCGTGTGGGCCGTCATAGCGTTTGGAACAGGCACGTCCACAGCAGACGCCGCCTCGCTCGCTGGGGTCAGCACTGTGGCCCTTTTAGGCAAGCTAGAGTCTGCGTTCATTACCAACGAGTACGTTTCAGTACCAACAATTAACGCGGCCTCCCGCGGCTCTTGTTTTGTGTGGACCGGCGGCGCCAGCACGTGGACCCTGCCCGCGGTGTCTAACTTATCAGAGGGTTGGTTTATTCTGGTGCGCAACAACGGCACCGGCGCGCTCACAATAGCAACAAGCGCTGTTGGCTCGACCATTGACAGCCTGTCTACAATTACCCTGCCGCTTGGTGACTCGTGTTTTATTTGTATAAACAGAGACCCCGCCAAACAAGACTTCTTCACCGTGGGTCGTGGCCGCCCCAACAGTTTGACGTTCTCGTCTGCCACGTACGACGTGGACACTGTGGCCGGCGCAACACTAAGCCTGATCACCAGCACGCCGTTGATCCAACGATTCACGGCGCTAAGTGGTTCGCGCACAACCAGTCTCTTGGTTCAGTTGCCCGCCGTGACGCAGGTGTACTACCTGCTTAATGACACCAACCAAAGCGGCTACAACATTAACTTCCAAGTGCAAGGAAGCGCGCAGGCCCCTTTTAGCCTAACCAACAACTCACAGGCGATCGTGCTCAGTGACGGCACCAACATCTACCCGTTGATCCAGTCCAACATCGGCCAGTTGATTGTGAACCGCGGCACCGCGGCGTCCCCTGCGTTTACCTTTGCTTTGGACCCCGTGACGGGCATGTACTCACCCAACAACTCACAGCTTGGTTTTTCTGTGGCTGGCACCAACATCGCAACCATGGACGGCACGGGCGGCGTGGGTAACTTTGTCACCACCTTTGTGGGCCGCGTTCAGGCTGACCTAATCTCTGGTGGGGCGTTCTGATGGCAGGGGGTCAAGAGCCGTCTAAAATCTTTACGCTTTTTGTCAAGCCCGGCATCAAGCGGGACGGCACGCTGTTTGAAACCGACGAGTTTAGCGACGGTATGTGGACGCGCTTTCAGCGCGGCAAGGCTAAAAAGATTGGCGGCTACCGCCAAATGTTTGCCTCCCCAACGGGCGTTCCGCGTGGGTTAATAACCAACACACAGAACGGCGTTAACTACATCTACGCAGGCAACTACAAAGGCATTGAGGTCTTTAATACCGGCACCGACCAAGGTGTGGGCGTGGGCCCTTTTCCTGTTGAATTCAACACGACGTATGTAGTCGTTCAAGTTAACACATCGCCACGAACGGTGCATGTTAAAGGCAACGTGGTTTCTTTGTTTCCAAACGGCACAACGTTTTGGGCGTACAACACCTCGGGTGTTCGCACCGACTACACAACAAACACAACACCAACGTATAACACACCCGGCAACTACACTGAACTACATTTAGTTTCTATTACAGGCATGTCCACCACGGTGCCGTTTGAAATATATGTACCTAACGGCCTTGCGTCTAACAATCAATACCTCTGGCAGTTTGACGTGGCGTTTGACTCCTCTGGCGCGGGTAATTCTAAATTGCTTGCACACCCCGGGCGCAACCTAGTAAACATCGACTCTGACGTTTTGACGTCACTGTACGCGGGTGACTTCTTACCAGACCCCACAACCGGCAGGTACGTGCTGACCCAAGTTGTGGACTCAGGCGGCGCAAACCCCACGTACCTGCCCATTAACGCCAGTGGTGGTGTGGTGGTGTTGCACCCGTTTATTTTTGTGTACAGCAACTACGGCGGCCTGCGCAACAACAACGTGTCTTTCACCTCTGGCACGGCCTCGGTACAAACCTTCAACGACTGGAACGGCACGCTGGCCAACGACGTGAACGTGGCGGCGGGCAAGATTGTTAAGGGCTTCCCTGTGCGCGGCGGTACCGCGTCCCCCTCTGGCCTGTTCTGGGCCACAGACTCTTTGGTGCGCGCTTCCTTCACGGCAACAGCCCCCTACTACTGGCGCTACGACATTGTTGCAAGCCAAATCTCTATCATGTCTTCTAGCTCGGTTGTCGAGATGGACGGCGTTTATTTTTGGATGGGTGTTGACCGGTTCTATCTGTACAACGGCTCTGTAAAGGTGCTACCTAACGACAAGAACGTTAACTACCTGTTTGACAACATTAACTTTGCACAGCGCCAAAAGGTGTGGGCAACCAAGATTCCTCGCTACAACGAGATTTGGTTCTTCTACCCGCGTGGCACTGCAACAGAGTGCACAGACTGTATTATCTACAACGTTAAAGACCAACTTTGGTACGACGCGGGTGAGGCAGAGGGCGCACGCAGGTCTTGCGGATACGTGACCGAGGTGTTCCCAAGACCCATTTGGGCCGACTGGCAGTTCAGTGGTCGACTTGGTATTAACTACACTTTAACGTACGGCCCTAACCGCGCAACAGCGCCGGTCACAACGGCCTATCAGGTTATTGCGCCGGGTGATTTGACAACCAACCCCGCAGGCTCGTTCATGGTTTTTAACCAGACACTGGACCCAACGTTCATGTCTGCCAACCAGATCACCGCGGCGGTGTTTACTAATAACGCCTCTGGCGGATACACCACCATTACGTTTGCCAACACCGTGGCCGCTGGTGTGGTTGCTGGTAGCACCATGACGCAGGCAACCGGGGGTTACGTTATTTGGGAACAAGAGTTTGGCAAGAACAAGGTTACAGACGTAGAAGAGTTTGCAGTTGACGCGTTTGTTGAAACCTGTGACATTAGTTTTGTCGGCGGCACGCCCGCATCAGACGAGGCTATTGGCATTAACAGGCGCATGCACCTAACGCGTATTGAGCCGGACTTTAAGCAGGTGGGGGACATGGAGTTGACTGTTGTCGGCAGGCCCTTTGCTAACGGTGAAATAGAAGAGAGAGGGCCATTTGTGTACACAGACAGCGACGGTAAGATTGACCTGCGTACCGAATTCCGCCTAGTCAATCTTCGCTTTAGAAGTAACACAATTGACGGTGACTACGAAATGGGTCGCATACTGATCACGGCAGAACTTGGCGACGAGCGTCCCTAATGCAACTCATTGAGTTTTTGCCGGACTACAACACGTGGGAAGACTGGAACGGGCAACTGGTCCACTACTTTGGGGAGCAGTCTTTTTCTGTTTTGCCTGAAGACCGGTGGCGCGAGGTTGCGCAGTCTGTTGCCGTTAATCCTGTGTTTGATAAATACTCTGTACCAGACCCCGCGGCGTTTGAAAACTGGCAAGATTGGGCTCTCTCGTTGATTCTAGGCGTCAACGGCGACGGGGCATAAACACCTCAATTTGTGGGTAATTCTCTTTAGGAATACCCAAACCAATACATACAAATGGCACTCGAAAGATCATACAGAGCGACTTTTCAAGACACAGGAGATGACTTCGGTGGCTTGTCGTTTTTGGATTCTGGTTTTACGCCTGAGTTTTTTAATCCCGCACCACAACCTACATACCAGCCTGCATACCAGCCGCCTGTAGCACCAGCGGGAATGGGTCTGGAACAAGGCTATAACGAGAATGTTACGCCTGCACAGCCTGCATATACACCCACCCCAGAAATTGATTACTTTGCACAGCAATTTGAACCAGATCGATTTGCATCTATTCAACCACCAAGCCGGTACAACATCTCTTCACCAGATGTTCAGGCGCAAGTCTATGCACAACAAGAAGCCGCAAGACAGGCTCAGTTAGCGCAAGAGGCTGAACAACAAAGACAGGCTCAGTTAGCGCAAGAGGCTGAACAACAAAGACAGGCTCAGTTAGCGCAAGAGGCTGAAGCGCAAGCCAGAGCACAGGCTGAAGCACAAGCCAGAGCACAGGCTGAAGCGCAAGCCAGAGCACAGGCTGAAGCACAGGCTGAACAACAACGTCAGGCTCAGTACCAAGCCGAACAACAGGCTTATGAAGACCAACAGCGAACTTACAGAGAAAATCAATTCCGCCAAGAAGAACTTCGCGCACAGAATGCCGCTAGGTTAGCCGCAGAACAAGAAGCCGCAAGGCAAGCTGAAGTACAGAGACAGTCTGAAGCACAGGCAGAACAACAAAGACAGGCCCAGTTAGCTCAATCACCCGCAGGCGGATTGCCTGTAACCAGAGAGCTTGCAAACGAAACTTTGGCATTAGGTGACAACGAAAGCGGTGTAAGAACTGCTGGTCTTGATTCTATTGATAAAAGAAGTACAGGCTTAGAAAAAAGCACTGAAGTTACTCAGACTCCAGAAGACAAAAAGATTGCTGAAATATCTAATAGGTTGGCTGACCAAATTCTTGGCCAAAAATTAACCGACAAATGGTCTGGTCAGGGACTTGGTTCAGCCGAAGCAAATGCCCGTGACATGGCCAAGATTTTGGCAGGTATTGGAATTACTGACATCAATCAGTTTGGTCCAATAACCCGACAAGTTCAAAAGATTCAAGGTTACGAAGAGACAGGCGAGCCAATTTATCAGACTGTAACCGAGCAAACCTATGGAAATAAGCTAACAGGTCAAGCAGTCCCGAACACGTATAGCGAACGCCAGACAGGTAATTTCTTTGGTGGCACTTACGCAGGTAAAGGCAATACGGGGTACGGTGTTTACTTTGATGAAAAGGGCAACCCTCAGTTTTATACACAGGGCGCATCTAGTAGTGACCTTGGTAAAATACAACCACTCTTAACACTTGCGTCATTTGTTCCCGGTCTCGCACCGTTTGCCATGGCGGCAAACGCCGCAATCTCTGCAAGCCAAGGCAACTGGGCCGGCGCTATTTTAAGCGGGTTGGGTGCGGCTGGTCAGTTTGCTAACGCCACCGTGTCTCAAATTGACGCGCTGACTAAAGCCGGTGATTTTGCTGGCGCTAACGCACTATACCAAAGCAGTATGCTTGCGCAGAACGCAGGCGCTATTAACACAGCAAGAACTATTGCTAGTGGACTGAACGCGCTTGATCAAAAAAATATTGCTGGCGTTGTAAACGCAGGGCTTACATTAGGCGGCGTGGGTGTTCCTCCAGAAGTAAGAACGGCGGCCACATTGTTTAACGCGGCATCGGCAATTGGAAATGGCGACACAGCAGGGTTGTTAGACGCCGCGTCTTCCTTAACAGGTAGCAGTGACGCAAAATTAGCCTCGTCGGCTTTAAGACTTAAAACCGCGGTTGAGTCTGGTGACTTTAACGCAATCGCAAACGCCACAATGGATTTTAAAACAGCCGTTGATTCATCAACAAAAGACAACACGGCGTTCAACAAATTTAAAAATGTATTAAAAGCGGGCGGCTCTTCTGACGACGCGTTCGCCGAGGCCAGTAAGGTGACAGGCGGGGATGGAGATGGAGACGGGGATGGTAATGTTAACCAGTTCAATACCGCAATAGCAGGCGTCACACCAACAACGCTTACTCAAGATTTGCCCGCGGACGGCGACTACGCTAAAGAGGCCGAAAGCCTTATAAAACAATTCGATGTTGCTGGATTGGCTTTGCCTGTAGGACAACCCGGCGGAGTAAGCGCGCCCGCAACAGCGCCGCTATTGCGCTTGGTCCAAGCGGCGGCAAACGATCCTAATTACTCGTCAAAGCTTACTGCGTTAGAAAAAGTATTGACTGCCGCGGGAAGCTCTATTGCGCGTGTTTTGAACGCCGGTATTGCTCTTGGTACATATTCGCCATCTACCAACGCAGGAGAAGACGCAACACTACAACGTCTACGTGAATCTGGAATGATTACGCTAGATGATGTGAACAGAGCTGGCGCAGGTCGAGGCGTTGTAAACCCCCCAAATGTAAAGCCAGACCCCGTAACAAGTCCTGCAACTAACAAACCTTATGTAGTACAGCCGGGTGATTATTCAGACACAACTGAAGTAATTCAACCGTGGCAAAACATCGACCCCACTTCTGGTTTGCCCGCGGTTCAACCACCGCCAGAAACAGAACCGGAACCGGAACCTCCCGCAAATGATCCTGCGTTTGTGCCTCCTCCGGCCCCTATTACTACACCACCCTTTATTGCGCCCCCGGAGCCCCCCGCAAATGATCCTGCGTTTGTGCCTCCTCCGGCCTCTATACCTTTCGAGCCTTTTGTTGTCCCAAAAAGACCGCCCTCAAATGAGCCGGTATTTGTGCCACCGATAAGTCCAGTAGTTCCTGCTCCTGCACCTGCTCCTGCACCTGCCCCTGCACCTGCGCCCGCTCCGGCTCCGGCTCCGGCTCCGGCTCCGGCTCCTGCCCCTGCGCCCGCTCCGGCTCCTGCACCTGCACCTGCGCCCGCTCCGGCTCCTGCACCTGCACCTGCACCTGCGCCCGCTCCGGCTCCTGCACCTGCCCCTGCGCCCGCTCCGGCTCCTGCACCTGCACCTGCGCCCGCTCCGGCTCCTGCACCTGCACCTGCGCCCGCTCCGGCTCCTGCACCTGCACCTGCGCCCGCTCCGGCTCCTGCGCCCGCTCCGGCTCCTGCTCCTGCTCCTGCCCCTGCCCCTGCCCCTGCGCCCGCTCCGGCTCCTGCACCTGCACCTGCCCCTGCCCCTGCGCCCGCTCCGGCTCCTGCACCTGCACCTGCGCCCGCTCCGGCTCCTGCACCTGCACCTGCGCCCGCTCCGGCTCCTGCACCTGCACCTGCGCCCGCTCCGGCTCCTGCACCTGCACCTGCGCT